CTGGCGCAGGCTGATGCGCATCTACGGGGAGCTGGAGGGCGAAATTGTGACCCGGCTGGACCAGGAGATGCTGATCAATTACTGCATGCTGGTCGAGCAGCTCGCCGAGCTGGATACCATGCGCAAGAAGGCGTACCAGGTCTGGCTGGGCTTATCGAAGGCGCACCAGGCCCTGATTGATATGGGCCAGGAGGAGGATGCGGTTTTCATGGCGATCAACGTCGTGGGCGCCTTCGAAGCGGTGCTGAAGCTGGATAGCCGGGCTGACCGCAAGCGGGACCTGCTCCACAAATATAGCCAGTCATTTTATTTGATCCCGCGCGCCCGGGCGGGGACGGCGCCGGCCAAGAAAGAGCAAGAGCCGCCTCCGGATGACCTGGAGCTGCTCTTGAACGATGTGACCGACTTCGTGAACGGGGAAGGGAATGGCTCATGAAGAGAGTCTTCTCCTCCCTGCTGATCCTGGTGGTGGCCATGTTTAGCGAAGCGAAGGCCCAGCGGGCGGTCAAGTTCTTCGAGAGCCTGAAGCATACGGATGGCCAGTTCTACAACCAGCCCTTTATCCTGCTGCCCTGGGAGCGGCAGATCATCCGGGATGTGTATGGCACGCTGAAGGATAACGGCACCCGGCAATACAAATACGTTTACATCGAGATCCCCAAGAAAAACGGGAAATCGGAGCTGGCTGCCGGCGCTGCGCTCTACCACCTGTTCGCCGATGGCGAGCGCAATGGCGAGATCTACGGCTGCGCAGCAGACAAGAAGCAGGCCAAGATCGTTTACAAGGTTGCCAAGGACATGACCGACCTGGTCCCGGCGCTCAAAAAGCGGGCACGGGTCACCGACTCGCTGAAGAGCATTCGGGATAAAGTCTCCGGGTCGGTGTACGAGGTCCTCAGCGCCGAGGCCTTCACCAAACACGGGTTCAAAACATCCGCCTGTATCTTCGATGAGCTGCACGCTCAGCCATCGAGGGAGCTGTGGGACGTGATGACCTTCGAAGCCGGCGCGGCGCGCGCCCAGCCGATCTGGTGGGTGATCACCACCGCCGGCGACGATCCGGACCGGGTCTCGATTGGCTGGGAGCAGCACGAGTACGCCCTGAAGGTTCTGTCCGGCGAGATCATCGACCCCACCTGGTATGTGGTCATCTTCAACTACCAAGGCGACGATATCTACAACGAGGCGAACTGGTTCAAGGCCAACCCCAGCCTGGGCGCAGCCAAATCGCTCGACTCCATGAGGGAGACGGCGGCCACGGCGAAAAACAAGCCGGCCAACGAGCGCCTGTTCCGCTGGCTGGACCTGAACCAGTGGATCACGACCAAGCTCTCCACCTGGCAGCCGGTGGACCTGTTCGACCAATCCAATGGGACCTGGGAGCGGGATGAGCTGCTGGGCCGGGAGTGCTACTTGGGACTCGACCTCTCCTCCACCACGGACCTGACTGCGCTGGCGGTGGTGTTCCCTCCCCAGGGCGAGCAGCTCGATTGGCGCACATTCTGGCACGCCTGGATCCCCGCAGACAACATGCAAGAGCGCATCGAAAAGGACCACGTGCCCTACGACCAGTGGGCCTCCGGAGGCTGGCTCACCCCTACGCCGGGCGACGTGGTCGATTACACCAGGGTAGAAGAGATGATCCTGGAGATCAAGAAATTCTACAAGGTGATCGAGCTGGACTCCGATCGGGCCATGGCCACCATGCTGCTGCAGCGGCTGGAGGCGGCCGGGATCGTCTGCGTCGATATCCCCCAGACGTATCTGAGCCTGTCCGACCCGCTGAACGTGCTGGAGATCTTGCTCAAAGGCAAGCCGCCGGCCAAGGAAGAGCAGCCGGCCTTAGTTCAAGGCAAATTCATCCTGGGCCGCATGACGCACGAGGCGAATCCCGTGGCCCGCTGGTGTTTTGGCAACACTGCGATCGCCCAAAACGGCCAGGGTTACATCAAGTTCGTCAAGGAGCACAAGGGCAAGAGCGTGGTGCGCACGAAACGGATCGACCTGGTAGCGGCCTGGGTCAACGCCATGGCCAGGGCGAGATACTACGCCGGCAGCGTGGATATCTCGGCCGCCATCTTATCGGATGATTGGGGCATGTGATGGGCGAAACCATTCGCAGAGGCAAACCGGTTCGCCCGGATGATCCGAACGCTGTGATGGCCCATGCCGGCCGCTTCAGCGGCGGGGTGGCCCTGATCGTGCTGGGCGGGCCATCCGGGCAGGATTGGCAGCGGGTGGCCGGCCAGGTCAGGCCGGACGTGATCCTGACCGCCAATGGCAATATCGACCTGCCGGGGGCCGAATATTGGATGCTGACCGAGAATATGCACTATCAGTGGAACCAGGCGAAACGGGGCGATGGGCGCGGCATGGAATTCATGCGCATGATCGAAGGCCCTCACACGGCCCGCTTCAAGCTGATCAGCCACCATAGCTGGGACCTGTTTGCCGACCACAACAACTGCATTCGCATCCGCAGGCAGGGTTACGAGCTGAGCCAGATCCCGCCCGATTTCAGCTTCCGCGAGTACGGCGAGGGCTATCTGAGCGGGTGGATGTTCAAGCACATTTCCGCAGCCCAGCGGAACGTCAATTTCCACGTGGGCACGGTGGGGCTGCACCTGCTGCACCACGCCGGGATCCTGGGCTGCCGGGAAGTGCACACGATCGGCTTCGACCTGATGATCAAGGGCGAGCGGCATCACTGGTACAGCCACCCACCCTACCAGGCGGACCGGTTCACCAATGGCAACATGTTCACCAGGCGCCGGTATGGCGACCTGTTTGTAGACACCCGCTGGGCCTGGGTCGAGACGGCCCAATATTTGAAGGCGATCGAATATTTATTCGAGCGCGCCGGGCTGGCCTGGCGCGACCATTCGGAAGGGCTGCTGAAGCTGGAGGGGCTGCAATGCGCACAATGAGAACGTATGCCTGGCAGATCGGGGGCCTGGGCGGAGAAATCCAGGCGGAGGACGTGCGCGCTGCGCTGCGCTCGGCCTTCGAGGGCTTCCTGGCCAGCTCGCCGGCGATCAGCGAGGCGCTGACCAGCGTCCGTTTGCAGGTGCGTGACGTAAACTTCCAGCCGCCTGCCCGGCCCTCGCCGGGGAAAACCTTCGTGGCCTTCAATCACCAGGAAAAGGCGAACCCCTTCATCCGGGCGCTGTGGGAGCGGGGCTACCACCGCAGCGACAATCATCACGTGGGCCGTAAGGTGGATTTCGTCCTTCTTGACCAGGCTATCCACCCCAGCCGGCGAGCCTGGCTGGAGGATTTCGCCCTGGGCGGCACGGATTTATTTTTTGTCTATCCCCACACGGCCCGGCCCAACCTGGTCAACGACATCTGGCCGGAGTCCGAGCGGGTGACCGCCCATTTCGTCAGCGCGCCCGGGCACGTGGAGGTGATGCGGGCCTACGGCTACGAAAAGCCCCTGCACGTGATCGGCTGGAGCCTGTGCCCGATCGAGCGGTTCGAACCGCGGCCGGAGCCGCGCCGGGTGTTGTTCGCCCCGATCCACGAGCGCTGCGCAAAGGTGGACATGGATGTCAACCGGGCGGCCTTCGACCGGCTGCTGCCGCTGGTCCGGTCCGGCGATATCCAGCTCACGGTGCGCTACTACCGCGCCCGGGGCGGGCATGGCCTGGCGGGCAGCGGGCTGGCGGAATACCGGCATCCGGGCATCGAATATACCTGCGTCGAGGCGCTGGCGCCGGATTGGGAGCCGATCGACGCGGCCGACGTGGTCGTGGGGCACCAGACGTTTGCCTGGCTGGCGGTGGCCAGGGGCGTCCCGACCATCATGATGGCCGAGGATATGCCCGCCCACCTGATCCCGAAGGGCGAGGCGGAGATGTACCCCAGGAACTGGGATCGCTACTGCCATTTGCTGGCTTACCCGCTCGACCTGCTGGCCTGCCCGCCGAGCGAGACGCTGAGCCTGCTGCGCCGGGCAGTGGCCAGCGACCGGGAGATCGCCGGTTGGAAAGAGCGCATGATCGGCGAGCCGTTCGACGAGGAGGCGTTCGTGAGCGCCCTGGAGGGCTATCTATGAACAGCCGCGCCGAGCTGCACGCCTATTGGGAAAACCCCGGACCCGAGAATTCGCCCAAGAAATATTTGGGAAAAGGGCGCTCCAGCCGCAGCCAGTTCCTGGTGCAGCTCCTGGCCTCCATTCGCTTGCCGAATGGCTCCATCGGGGTGGACCGGCAGGATGCCATCCTGGAGATCGGGTGCAATTCGGGCCGGAACCTGATGCACCTGTGGAAGGCGGGCTACCGGAATTTGCACGGGATCGAGATCAACCCGGCCGCGGTCGAGCTGATGCGCAGCAAGCTGCCCTATCTCCGGGCGCAGGTTCAAGTCGGGCCGGTGGAGGAGATCCTGCCCAGGCTGGAGCCGGTGGACGTGATTTTCAGCCTGGCGGTCCTGGTGCACCTCCACCCGGACAGCGAATTCATTTTCGCCGAAATGGTGGAAAAGGCAAATAAATTCCTCATCACCATCGAAGACGAGCACAGCAATAAGAGCCGGCATTGCGCCCGGAACTATGAGCAGGTCTTCGAGAGCCTGGGCATGCGCCAGATCTATTTCGAGCCATCCGTGCCGGGCATGAACCCGGCCTACTGCGCCAGGGCGTTCGAGGTAAAGCGATGAAACCAGTATCGGGGCTGAAAGACTTCTATATCTTCCGGCCGGCGGCCGTGCTGGGCGGCGGGCCCAGCCTGCCCTCCGATTTCGCCAGGCTGCCGCCGGGCTGCCTGCTGATCGCGGTCAATTATCACGCGCTGGAGATCTGTGCACCGCATTACCTGGTCTACAACGACGATCCGCACGAAGATCCGCTCCTGCTGAAGGCGGTGCAGACGACGAAGGCCACCCGGGTCAGCCCTGGCCCGACCAGCGATATCGACATCGACGCGCCGGCCTGGGTTGGGTCGTACAGCTCCAACCTGGCGGCCTGGTTCGCGCTGTACGTGGGCTGCAGCCCGGTGATCCTATGCGGGATGGACTGTTACCAGGGCGAGCGGCCTTATTTCCACCCCTATGCGGAGGATAAGGCGCTGTTCCATTACTCGCTCGACCACCACCTGCGGCCCTGGGTCGAGGATGCGCCCAACCTGCTGCCCAACCCGCAGCGGCTCGCGGCGATGTCGGGGCCGCTGGTGGATGTATTCGGAGCCTATCATGAGATTCCTGAGACGTAACCTCGACGATGTGCTGCTCCTGGTCGGGGGCGCCTGCATCCTGCGCGGCCTGGCCCTATGGAGCGAGGTCGCCACCTGGATCGCCGCCGGGCTGATGCTGATCGGGCTGGCGGTGATGATTGGAGCGAGACATGCTGCTCACTGATCTGCTCAGTGGCCGTTCGAAGCCGAAAGAAGACCCCAACGCCAGCCCGCGCACGGAGTACGCGCCGAGCTGGGGCTACACCACCGATTCCGGCGAGCGGGTGACCATCGCCGGGGCGCAGGGGATCGCCACGGCCTACCGGGCCAAGAACATCATCTCGGATGACGTGGCCAAGATGCCCTTCCAAGTTCACCGCAGGGCCGGCCGGCAGATCAGCCAGGTGGAGCCGGACCCGGTGACCCGCAACATGGCCTACCTGCTGCAGGTCAGCCCCAACGTGTGGGGCTGGACGCCGTTCCAGTTCAAAAAATCGGTGATCGAGTGGCAGTTGTTCTACGGCAACGCCTACATCTGGAGTCCCATCGAAGGCCCGCGGCAACTGCTGATCCTGCCGGCGGATCAGACCACGCCGGTGTTCGATTTGGACGGGAACCTGTGGTACCGGCACGTTTTCACGAACAACCGGACCGAATACATCCCGGCGGTGGAGATCCTGCATTTGCTGATCAACCCCGACTCGACCGGCTTCGTCGGGCGCGGGGTGATCACCTACGCCAGGGAGACGTTCGGGCGGCAGGTCGCGGCGCACAAGACCCAATCGAAATTGTATTCGCAGGGCTTCCTGCCGGCCGCCTACGTGCAGATGGCCGGCGAGCTGTCCCCCGATGCGCGCGCCAAGGTGAGGGATGCCTATGGGGAGCAGATGGGCGGGACTTCCAACGCCTACCGGCTGGCGGTGTTCGATAACCGCATCATCAAATTCGAGCCGATCCACATCCAGCTCAGGGACGCCCAATTCCTGGAGTCTATCGACGCCGGCGACCGCGACATCGCCAATTTCTTCGGGCTGCCCGAGCACATGCTCAACCGGGGTAAAGAAGCCTACAACTCCAACGAGCAGAAATACATCGAGTACCTGCAGGGCACGCTGGACGCCTTCCTGGTGCCCTGGGAAGAGGCAGCGCGCATCCGCTGGCTCTCCCGGGCCGAGCAGATCGACACGTATTTCAAATTCATCCGGGAGAGCTTGCTGCGCATGGACAGCAAAACCAGGGGTGAGTCGATGGAAGTGCGCATCCGGAGCGGGATGATGACGCCCAACGAGGCCCGCGAGAAAGAGGATATGAGCGCCAGCTCCGAGCCGAATGCTGACCGTTTGTTCATGGCCAGCAACATCGCGCCAATTGGCGGGCCGATCGGGGGCCAGGATGAGCCAGAGCAGCCAGCGCAAGGAGGCTTAGGATGAAATATTCTTATATTTTGCACGCTTTTGTCGAGACTCCCTGGGCGATTTTGCCCCATAAACTGGCCGTTTTGGAGGAGATCGTCGCCCGGCACGTGTCCGGGGAGAAGCTGGATGCGGAAGAAGTGCAAGCCAGGATCCATGGGGCACGCCGGCCGGCTGACCGCCGGGTGGGAAGTGTGGCGGTGCTGCCGCTGTTCGGGACCATCTTCCCCAGGGCCAACATGATGACCGATGTCTCCGGGGCGACCAGCGCCGAGCGTTTCGGGGCCCAGTTCACCGAGCTGGTCCAAGACCCGGAAATCGGGGCGATCGTGCTGGACGTGGACAGCCCGGGCGGCCAGGTCAACGGCATCGAGGAGCTTTCCAGGCAAATCTACGCGGCGCGCGGCCAAAAGCCGATCGTCGCCGTCGCCAACCACACGATGGCTTCGGCGGCCTATTGGATCGGGACGGCCGCAGACGAGGTGGTGATCACCCCGTCCGGCGAGGTAGGCTCCATCGGCGTGTTTGCCGTCCACAAGGACATGAGCAAGGCCCTGGAGCAGGACGGCATCAAGGTTTCCCTGATCAGCCAGGGGAAATATAAGGTCGAGGGGAACCCGTACGAGCCGCTGGCAGAGGAAGCCCGGGGGGCTATCCAGATCAGGGTAAGCGAGGCTTACGACGCCTTTATCGATTCTATCGCCCGGAACCGGGGAGTCACGCCGGATGACGTGCGCAGCGGCTTTGGCGAGGGGCGCGTGGTTGGCGCCCGCCAGGCCGTAGCGCTGGGCATGGCCGACCGGGTGGGGACCCTGGAAGAGACCATCAACCGTTTATTCAGCCCCCTGGCAGCCGGGAAAAGCGCTGCCGCTAACCCTATGAATCTCCCGGAGGCGGCGGATTCCAGCGAACCGCGGCTGACGGAAGAGGCAGAACGCGAGGCGCAGACCCTACGCGAACGAGTCAACACTATCTTAGGAAAGGAGAAATCCAATGCTTGATCTCAAACCCTATTTCGACGCCGTGAATGCGGCGGAGGCGGAGGTGCAGCGCATTGCCAGCGAGCTGGACGCGCTCTTCCGCGAGGGAACGGACGAAAGCAAGACCAAGGCGCTCGAGCTGCGCCCCGCGCTGGACGAGGCACAGGACAAACACGCCCAGGCCGTGACGCTCTACCAGGCCATGCAGAAGGCCAACCGGCCCAACGACGTGGCCCGTAATTTCGTCCCTGTTTCCACCCAAAGCGAGCCGGCCGAAGGCAGCCACCAGCCAACGGTCATCAAGCGCCAGGAGTACGACCGCCTGTCCCTCGTGGACCGGGACCGGTTCGTGCGCTCCGGCGGCAGCGTGGAGGACTAGGCGCAAGCCACCAGGGCGCAAGCATTGCGCCCCTACGATCCAATCTTGGGAATTAAGGAGAAAATCCCATGGCAAACACACTCACCAATCTCATTCCGACCATTTACGCCGCCAAGGACATCATGATGCGCGAGCTGACCGGGTTCATCCCGGCCGTGACGCTGGACGCATCGGGCGAAGCGGCGGCCAAAGATCAGACCATCCGCTGGCCGGTCGTGCCCGCGCTGGCGGCCGGCAACATCACCCCTGCGGCCACCGGACCGGACCCCTCGGCCACCACGCAGGGCTCTGAGACCATGACGATCAACAAGTCCCGCTCGACCAGCTTCTACTGGGAGGGCGAGGAGCAGCGCGGGCTGGGTGCGCTCTACAACATCATCCTGCGCGGCCAGTTCGCCCAGGCGATGCGCACGCTGGTCAACGAAGTCGAGACCGACCTGGCCGCCCTGTACATCTACGCCAGCCGGGCCTACGGCACGGCCGGGACCACGCCCTTCGGCGCCAACCTGGCCGAGACGGCCCAGCTGCTGAAGATCCTGAAGGATAACGGCGCCCCGACCGGGGATCTGCAACTGGTTCTGGACACCACCGCCGGGGCGGCCCTGCGCACGCTGACCCAGCTCACCAAGGCCAACGAGGCCGGCGGGGTCGATCTCTTGCGGCGCGGCGTGCTCCTGGACGTGCTCAGCTTCGCCATCCGCGAGAGCGCCCAGGTTGCCAGCCACACGGCGGGCACCGGCGCTAACTACCTGGTGGACCTGGTGGCCGGCTATGCAGCCGGCATCAAGACCGTCCACGTGGATACCGGCACCGGCACGATGCTGGCCGGGGACATCCTGACCAACACCAAGACGGCCCGCGACACGAACAAGTACGTGGTCAAGACCGGCCACGGCGGCGACGGCGACCAGGACGTGGTGCTGGCCAATCCGGGGCTCCAGGTGGCCTGGGTCAACAACGACCCGGTCGCCGTGGGCGCCGCCTACAGCGCCAACCTGGCCTTCAGCCGCTCGGCGATCCAGCTCATCATGCGCACGCCGGCCATGCCGGAGGGCGGGGACGCGGCCGACGATGTGACCGTGATCACCGACGAGCAGACCGGGATCAGCTTCCAGGTCGCCATGTACCGCCAGTACCGGCGCGTGGCCTTCGAAGTGGGCCTGGCCTGGGGCGTCAAGGCGGTTGCGCCGGAAGCTATCGCCATCCTGCTCGGGTAGGTTGAAACGATGGCCAACATCCTGACGGCGGCGGAGGCCGCACAAGTTTTGCGTTGTACCAATACGGACGCGCTGATGCTGGCGCTGCTGCCGTCAGTGGATACCTACATCCAGAACGCCACCGGCCACGACTGGGCAGCCGACAGCACCATCCACCAGGCGGCGAAATCGGCGGCGCGCATCCTGATCACGCTGTGGCACGAAAACCCGGCCATGATCGGCGAGCAGGGCGCCCTGCCCTGGGGCCTGTCGGCGGCGCTGGTCCAGCTCGAGGCCCTGGCGCTGCGCTACCAGATCTTCGAAGGGCTGTCGAGCGCCGGCTGGGTGACCCTGCCGGGAGCGCAGGCCGGAGAAGTGGTCTCGCAGCTGGTGGGCGTGGTGAATGTCTCGGGCGACCAATCGGCGAGTTTCGCCGCCTGGATCGAGTACGACGGCCTGC